TATATTGCTTGGGAGAAAAAAAACGCACAACAGGATGCATGGTTTGATAAGACTATGAAAAAACATTTGAAGGGGGATAAAAAAGCTACAAAAGCCCTTGATCAAGATCACGCTATTTATGAATATGGAAAATGGCTTAAAGAAAAAGATAAAGTCGTTCCCTTTTGGCCAAGAAAAAAACCCTTTAAAACACCACCAGGAAAAGCTGAAGGCGGAATCGCTGGATTGGAAAATGGTGGTGATGTTCAATTAGCCTCGGCTCCTGAAGGAGAACTTTTTATGCATGAAGAATTTTTAGAAGCCGTTAAGCAAGGCTTTAGAGGAACGTACGATGAATATATTGATCAAATTGATAGAAGCCCTGCTGACTATATGGGTGCAGCGGGTGGAAGAGTTGGGATGTTGGCGGGTGGTTTATTGCGAACAGGGATCATGGAAGCTTTATATTCTCTTCTTAAAGGATCATGGAAAGGAACTTTGGGATCATATAGAGAGTTATTAAAACGAATAGGTAAGCAGGAAGTAAGGGTGGATGTGGATAAAGTTATGCCAACGATAAAAAGTTCCAGAGCCGTTAATCTTGCTAAAAGTGTAAGAGAAGAATTATTAGAAAAAATAAAAGGATACAAGGAAGGCTTTGTAGGAGCAATAAAATCTCGTAAAACGGGAGATCAGGGTGAGGAATTAAAATACCTTATAAAAGAAACTAAAAAGGATATTAAACATATAGATGATTTTATTTTAAAAAAAGAAGCTGGAGTAGCTACGAAACATGCTAAAGGCGGACGGATCGGTTTTAAAAAAGGAACTAAAAAAGGAGGACTCGGAAGTTTGCTCACGGAAATGTATCGGCTGTTTGAAATAGGTCCTCTTTTAGGGAGTCCTGAATTAGTTGATTTAATACAAAAAATACCTTTTGAAAAAGGCGGCCGAGCTGGTTTCGACGAAGGCGGTTCAACCCAGAAGGAAATTGATAAAGCACTCGTTGCTATTGAAAAATTAAAACCGGGTCTGATGCCAGAATCCTACAAAGCGTTAATAGAACTTTATAAAGATAAACAAAAAGATTTAAATATTGAAATTATGGAATCCGCAGGAGGCCTAGGAGAGATGCTGGGGGAAGGTGGAAGAATCGGTTTTCAAAGAGCAGGATCCGTTCCTTATCTATCGCGTGGCTGGTCACAACCTGGAGTATATAAAGCTCCCCGTGGATTTACCGGTATGGAAGAAATTTTAGGGATTGGAGGAACGGGAGGCATCTTAGCTCTTCGTCAAAAAGACAAAGATAAAAAGACCCCTCAAAAAAAGGAAGGACCTAACTACCCTGAGCCAAAACCTCCTTTTAAAATAAATGATTTAATTATTGATTTTATTGTGGCTAATCGTCGTCAGCCCAAACCAAGCGAAGAACTTCGACTTAAAGAAATGCTAAGAGTAGCGTCTGAGAAAGTTCAAAAAGAATTAGATGACTGGGAAGGAGAAGCATGGGATAGAGGACGAGATGCTGTGGATAGTTTAACAGGAGAAAAAGAACTTACAAAAAGACTTAAAATAGGTCAAAAAGATGCAATAAAAGAATTTGATAAAAGAAGGAAAGCAGCTAAAAAACTTCACGCCGAAGGCGGAAGAATCGGTTTTCAAGAAGGTACAGGAGTTATGAGTCAAACGGGTATTCCCTATTATGCTGACAAAGCGGTAGAAGGAATAGTTAATTCAGCTGAAACTTTATCTAAACTGCCTTTTGCAGGAGGTGAGTTAATTAGCAAATTGCTTCGTCAAAAACCTACTAAAAAAATGTTTAGTGAAGCTATAGAAAATATTACTCCGGGTTCGTGGTCCGAGAATCTTGGAATATCGTCCTTGGCTGAAGCCGAAGGGGCAAAAGTATCTGATAAGCAAAGAACGATTGGAAATGTCCTAGGACTCGGAACGGAAATAGCGGTACCCGTAGGCGGTGCCTTTAAGATAGGCCAAAATTTAATCAGTCAAGCTAGCAAAGTAATGGGTAAATTAAAAAAGGGAAAAACTTTAGAACAAACGATAGACGATACTATAACTGATTTCGGTCAGAGTCGAAGAGACTTTAACATCGTAGCAGGTACAAGTGGTTTAATGGTGGCATTAAAAGCGATTGGACTGGGAGGTCTTTTTAAATCAACTAAAAAAGTAGATGATATTATGGTGACATTAAGAACGACTATTGATGATAGTGACGTAATGACCGATATTGGACCAGTGGCGACAGGCAAATGGGGAGGCGATTTTGATATTGGAAGTTTAACTTCTAAAGGTTCTATTATGTTGAAAAAAATATTTGATAAAATGGAAAAGCCCTTTGACTCCATCATTCAAGGAAAAGGAAAAATAAATAAAAGAACCACTATTGCTAATCCAGAGGAGGCTTTAGATATAGTTGAACAGATTAAAAAAGCGGGAGGAAAGATGAAGTTTGAACATTGGGACGATGCAGGTGGCAAAAGTATAGATGAACTTTTAGAGTCCCACAAAAAACTGTTTGGTAAGAACAGCGATGAATATAAAAAGCTATTAGCAAAATCTAAAAAAATGACTGAAAAAGAAAGAGTAAGATACCATAGTTCTATTACTGATGATTATCATCAGGGGCATAGTTGGGAAGTAGATGATATTTTAGATACTATTTACGGCACAGACAAAGTAGCAAAAGCAGGAGGTGGCCCTGTAGGTTGGCCTCCTGTACAATTTAATCCTGAACAGCAACCTCCTTTCCAGGGACCGCCGTATGAAACAAATAGACCTAAAGATGCAGGAAAAGAAATTCTTCGTAGACATCTTGGAAGTGGGATAGCAGGAGCACCACTCCCTGGTGGATTTTCTTTAGACATGCCTTATGGCACTAATAAGGAGTTTGATATTGGAATAGGATATGGCACAGATCCTAGCGCCAGTGATTTCTCTGTAGGTTATGGTGTTAATCTAGAAGGAGACGATATAATGGGTGCAAGGTACCAAGGTGATAATTTTGATATTGGAGTGAAAAAACGAGAAGGTTCTGACCCTACCTTTGGATTTACTTGGAAAAAGAAATTTGATCAAGGTGGAATTGCAAGAAGACCGAACGCCGTTCCCCCTTTATCAGGACCGATGCCTCAGGGCTTGACTTTCCTGTTAGGGGATGATATAGTAAAAAATAGGAGTGCATAATGGCAGATATTGACAAAACGTTACCCAACGTTATTAAACAACCCACAGAAATTCCATCACCAGATCTTGAAGATACTGAAGTGAACTTGGTCGAAGATCAAGTGACCACGGACGTTGAACAAACGGAACTTCCTGACGGAAGCGTAGACGTTAATTTTGATCCGAACACCAAAATGAACGGACAGGGAGTACAGGGTCCTTTAGAAAATTTAGCGGAATCACTATCTGAAAGTGCTCTGTCGACGATAGGTTCTGAAATGCACCAAAATTATACCGATTACAAGAATTCAAGAAAAGAATGGGAACAGACCTATGTTAAAGGTTTGGATCTCTTAGGCTTTCAATACAATGTGAGAACGGAACCTTTTCAAGGAGCTTCGGGCGCCACGCACCCCGTACTAGCGGAAGCAGTCACCCAGTTTCAAGCTTTAGCTTACAAGGAACTTTTACCGGCGGACGGACCTGTGAGAACGCAGGTCATTGGACGAACCGATCCTCAAAGGGAACAACAATCCCAGCGTGTCAAGGATTTCATGAACTATCAAATTCTGTTCGAACTTAAAGAGTACGAAGCTGAATTTGATCAAATGCTTTTTCACCTGCCTCTGGCAGGATCAACCTTTAAAAAAGTTTATTACGATTCGCTTTTACAACGAGCCGTATCCAAATTTGTCCAGGCCGACGATTTAGTTGTGCCTTATTCGGCAACATCCTTGGACGATGCCGAAGCCATTATTCATATCGTTAAGATGGCGGAAAATGAATTAAGAAAACAACAAGTTTCCGGGTTCTATCGAGACATTGAACTTACGAAACCCGCTGTCACTTACGATAAAGTGGAAGAAAAACAAAAAGACCTCGCTGGAACGAAAAAAACGGGACGGCAAGAAGATGTTTATACATTATTGGAATGCCATGTTAATTTAGATCTTGAAGGATTTGAAGATATCAATCTAGAAACAGGCCTTCCTACAGGAATAAAACTTCCTTATGTGGTAACCCTCGACGAAGGAAGTCGAACGGTTCTATCCATCAGGAGGAATTATGCGCCCAACGATCCAACAAAAAAGAAAATCCAATACTTTGTCCATTTCAAATTTCTGCCAGGACTAGGATTTTATGGTTTTGGATTGATTCACATGATTGGCGGATTGAGTCGAACGGCAACGGTCGCTCTCCGCCAATTATTAGATGCTGGGACTTTATCCAATTTACCCGCAGGCTTTAAAATTAGAGGCGTGCGTGTTCGAGATGATGCTCAGCCTATTCAACCTGGAGAATTCAGGGATGTCGATGCTCCTGGAGGATCGTTAAAAGACGCTTTTCAATTTTTACCTTACAAGGAACCTTCGCAAACGCTTCTTCAACTTATGGGAATCGTCGTTGCAGCAGGACAGCGTTTTGCCTCCATCGCTGATATGCAGGTTGGCGATGCCAATCAGCAAGCAGCAGTTGGAACAACGGTAGCGTTACTCGAAAGAGGGTCTAGAGTCATGAGTGCGATTCACAAAAGACTCTATGTTGGATTAAAAAGAGAATTTGAACTATTAGCTAAAGTTTTTGCACAATATTTACCTCCTACTTATCCTTATGATGTGGTT